AGGCAGTATCAGTTGCAGTACCGTATGCCGTTGGGTCGTGCAGATGGCGGCCCCGTCTATCGTGCCGACGGCTCGCCCGAGGGCGGCGAGCAGTTGACCCCACAGCAGATTGAGCAGATCGCTCAACGCCAACAAGATGCCCGCGCTTACAACCAGCAAATGCTTGAAGCGCCCACACGCTTGGATACTTACACCGGTTTGGCCAAGGGTTTCACACAAAACCTTGTTCCCAACATAGTTGGTATCCCTGTTGACTTGACCACCATGGCTTTGCGCCCGTTTGGGTACAGAAATGAAAAGCCTGTGTTGGGCAGTGAGTGGAACAAGGAGTTTTTGTCGGAATATGGCATGCGCCCAGAGCCGCCGCCTGAGGGAACCAACGAAAGAAACTGGTACGACGTGGGTAATTTTGGGACTTTCTTTGTCAATCCGGCTTCTGCCACCCGCAGTGCGGTCACCACCGGTGGCAAGCTGTTGGAAAAGGGCAAGGAAGTGGCCCAGACCACCAAGGCTGGGATTGAATTGGGCGTAGAGAGCACAAAAAAGAACGCTCAAACGGCAAAAAAGATGCTTGATGCGTTAAAAAAGCCCAAAGAAGCACCCAGAACTACCCGTACTGAGCCGACCATGGCCCCCGAACCACTGCCAGAGCGTCCTCCAGCGCCCGCCCCAGCGCCAGCGCCCATTCCTGTTGTAACAGAAGCCCCCGTGGCTCCACCACTTGCAGCAGAACCGCTTGCTCCGCCGCCCGCAGAGGTAGCGGTGCCGCAAGAAATGCTGCCGCCTCCTCCCGCTATGACGCAGCTTCCGGTGTCAACCCCTGTTGCTCCTCCAATGCAGGCAGGAGTGCCCGCAGACCGCCCATTTGTGGGCCGATTGGACGCTTTTGTCGACACCATCAAGAATCCTGTTCAGCTTGGCCAACTCAAAGGCCAGTTGAAAGGCAAGTTCCGTGACTACGACATTGAGCGGGTGGAGCGTGCGTTTGCTGGCATGGATGACAAGACCAAGTTGACCCCTGATCAGATCAAACAAGCACTGGCTGGGACGCATTCGCCTACCAAATGGATTTCCGAGACTCTTCCTCCCGAAAAACACAAGTACCACCAGACCATGGACAACGTCTGGGACAAGGAACTGGGCACGACCAACCTGTATCTTGAGCAGCCGGAACAAATACTTCTTGCCACTAAGTTGTTTGACGAAGGTGGAACAAGTTTGGGCGCTTTTGTGGCCAATTCCACCTTAGCCATTGATGCTAAAAAACTAGAGGACGCACGTAAGTTATTGTCCAATCCAGATCTCACAAAAGTTGTTGATCCGGAATTGGCAGCACGCGTTAGTTCCAAACTTGACAAAGCAGAAGGCAACATCAAGTTGATTGACCAGTTTGAACGGGACATCAAAAACATTGAAAGAGGTTTTACTCGCCCTGTTTTGTTTGAGCATAATGGAGAAAATGTTTGGTTCAAGTTCAAAGACGACTTTGTTAAACAAAAACAAGAAGCATTGAACCAACAGCTTATGGCTCAAGGGATGTCTAAGTATGAGGCAATTTTGGAATCCGGTAGACAGCTTTTTTCGGATACAACATATCCGGCATTGAATCGTGAAGCAGAAGCATTTGCTTCTATGAGAGTTCAGGAATTGGCAAGAGAGCAAGCTCGTTCTCATTCCATAAATATCCCGGACATGCCAATTAATTGGAGTGATCCCGCCACAAAAACCATGGATCCTATTGGCCATTTAACAGATGCTCAGGCGGAGTTGAAAAACGCTTTGGAGCCTTCTGTACAAACAGTGCATGAAGCAACCAAGAATGTCCAACGCTTTATGAACGATGACGTTAAACAACTTGGTCTTGTTTTACAAAACGCTGCGGCATACAGAGGCAAGCACAAACACGTGGCCGCAGGACCATATCCAATTGGCTTTACTCGATTCTCGGAACATGAGGCAACCATCCCCGGGATGGGAACAGTGCAGGGCCGTCACTTCCACGAACTGCAATCTGATTTGTCTAAGGACATGAGAAAGTCAGGCACTGTTGGCGGAAGTGCGGCAAAAGACACCAAGGAGCTTAATTCTTTGCGAGACCAAATGGAGCAGCATCGTAATCAAGCCATGGATCAACTTCAAGCGGTGCAAAAAGAACTCAATAACGGATCATTGGATATTCCAGCCGCTAACGAGAAAAGCCAGAAGATCAGAAATGCTTTGGAAAATAAAATAAATCCCATAGAACACCGCATACAGGTGCTACATTCCCGCACTCGCGACGGTGCGTCCTATTCTCTTCAAGAGCCTTTTGCGGGGTTTGAAAACAATCAAATGGTCCGTCAGCAATTGCTCATGAAGAACGCAATTCACGCCGCCATGAAAGACGGCAAGAGCTTTGCCACCTTCCCCGGTAACGAATCATCCAAACCCCAGCTCTATGTAGGTAAGGTGTTGCCCAACTTGAAGCAGGTCATCAAGGATCTGGGCGGGGAAAAAGCAGGTTTTGAATTGCGCCAAATTGAGTTGCCTCCTGACAAACACGGTAATCCCATCACCGCAACAGGCGTGGTTTGGTCCCCCGAAGCCGCCGCACGTATCGTGGAAAAAGGCGTACCATTCGCTAAGGGCGGATCAGTAGAACGCCTTTCGGCTGATAACCGCAGATATTTATAAGGACACAACATGCCCATCGAAAAACGCATCACAGGCGATGACTACCCCGAAGGCGGGGCGGACATTGAAATCGAATCGCAAGAGGCTCCTGAGAATCTGCCTGATGTTGAAATTCAGTTTGACGCTGAAACCGGCGACTTGTTGGTCAACATAGGCAAGGAAGAAGACTCTGATGTGCCTTTCGATGCCAACTTGGCCGATGTCATGGACAGTGATGTGTTGGGCAAGATCAGCGCAGATTTGATGCTGCTGTTTGATGCCGATCGTTCTTCACGCAAGGATTGGGAAGACCAGTACAGCAAGGGCATCAAGCTCTTGGGCTTTACCATGGAAGAGCGCACCAAACCATTTAAGGGCGCAAGCGGCGTGAGCCATCCCCTGCTGACCGAGAGCATTGTGCAGTTCCAGTCCACTGCATTGAAAGAACTCTTGCCTGCCGAAGGCCCCGTGCGCACGCAGGTGCTGGGCAAGGAGACACGCGAAAAGCTCATGCAAGCCGATCGCGTGCGCGACTTCATGAACTACCAAATCACCTCGGTGATGGAAGAGTACACACCGGATTTTGATCAACTCTTGTTCTACACCGGCTACGGCGGTTCAACCTTCAAGAAGGTCTATTACGACGAAAACAAAGGTCGCATGACCAGTGCCTTGGTCCTGCCAGACAACCTGTACATCCCGTATTGGGGCAGCTCTGTCATGAGCGAATGCGAGCGCATCATCCACCGCGTTCCAATGACCACCAACGATTACAAGAAAGCAGTCGTGCGTGGTCAATACTTGGATGAAGCCCAGCCCCAATCCTTGAACGACAACGGCCAGAGCACAATCAAAAAGGCTGTTGACAAGGCCATGGGCATGTCGCCCAACGCCGAGGAAGAAGAGATCAGCCTGCTTGAGTTCCAGTTGGATTACGACTTGGATGGCTTCGAGCACAAGGACGAAGACGGAGAAGTCACTGGCATTGCGCTGCCATACATCATCACACTGGACGAGAACACCGGCGATGTCGTCGGTATCCGCCGCAACTGGAAAGAGGGCGACAAACTCTTCAAGCGCAAGCAGTACTACATCCACTACCGCTTGGTCCAAGGCCCGGGAGCCTATGGCCTTGGCTTCTTGCACTTGGTCGGTAATCTGTCCAAAACAGCTACTGCTGCATTGCAACAATTGCTCGATGCCGGTACGTTGGTGAACCTCCCCGCTGGCTTCAAAGCCAAGGGCGCACGGATCATGAACGATGACGTGCCAATCCAGCCGGGTGAATGGCGGGATATGGATGCGGGCGGTATGGAACTGCAATCATCTCTGCTGCCTCTGCCGTACAAGGAGCCAAGCCAAACGCTCATGGCACTGCTTGGATTTTGTGTGCAGGCTGGCCAACGTATGGCCAGCATTTCTGACATGCAAGTTGGCGACAGCAATCAAAACGCTGCTGTGGGAACGACAATCGCTTTGCTTGAAAAGGGCAGCTCGGTCATGTCGGCCATCCACAAGCGGTTGCACTACAGCCAAAAGCTGGAGTTTCAATTGCTCGCCAAGGGTTTTGCTGAGTACTTGCCGGACGAGTATCCATACGATGTCCCCGGCGAGAGCCGCACCATCAAGAAGGCTGACTTCGATGACCGCATCGATGTGTTGCCTGTCTCTGACCCCAACATCTTCTCTGTTGCGCAACGCATCACCATGGCGCAGACCCAGTTGCAACTGGCTCAAAGCGCACCGCAGATGCACAACATGTACGAAGCCTACCGTCGCATGTACGAAGCGATTGGTGTGCGCGACATCGATCAGATTTTGAACACACAGAATGTGGACAAGCCCAAGGACCCTGCAAGCGAAAACGCACAGGCACTGGACGGCTCACCACTCAAAGCATTTGCTGGTCAGCAGCACGATGCACACATCATGACGCACATTTTGTTTGGCTTGTCGCCCATGATGCAGGGCATGCCAAACGTCGCTGTGAATTTGCAAAAGCACATCTTTGATCACATCCGCTTGAAGGCCGAAGAGGATACGGAAGCCGAATTGTTTCAACAGTACGGTACTGATCCAGACAGCATGGTCTCTGCGTTGCAACGCGAGGCGATGGTTGCCACAAAGGTTGCTGAAGGCTTCCAACAAGTCAAGCAATTGCAAGAACAGTTGGCCGGAAACCAAGAGGATCCACTGGTGGCGCTCAAGAAACAGGAGCTGGAGCAGTCCGCACAGCGTGATCAGGCCAAGATTGGCATTGATCAGGCCAAGTTGCAGCTCGATCAACAGAAGGAACAGGCTGACCAGCAAGAAAGTCAGGCCAAACTGATGCTGTCGGTGCAGAAAATGCAAGCAGATATGGCCAAAATGGCCAACCAAGGAGCCAAGAATGCGCAATAAACCCAAAATGATGCCAAAAATCGTGCAAAAGACCCAAAAGAAGGTGCCAAAAGCACCTCCAAGCGGCAAAAACCCGCCGGGCGTGACGTACGTTTACCGAAAAGATGCTTTCAACAAGGTAAAACTGGCGTAATTTGTCGTATGATGTGAGTACACCCTTCGGACAGGGGCCATACTGTCTGCTTCATTGGAGTAATCCATGCTTGAATTTGCAGAAACCGTTCTATCTTCCGTACGTCGCCTCCAAAGGGAGACGCATGAGACGATTTTGGGCGGTGGGATACGGGATATGGAGCAGTACAAGTTCCTGATGGGCCGTCTTGAGGGTTATCGCTTTGTCGAAGAGGCTGTGAAAGACCTCCTCAACAAAAATCCCAACCTTTGAGGACCAACACATGACAGGAACCACTGCATTGGAAGAAAGATGGGCTCAAGACGCGGCAGAGGAAGCCGCAGCAGCGGCTGCAAGAGCCGTTGCCGATGCTGTTGCATCTGCTGAGGCCAAAAAAGACCACGAAGACCACGTTGAGAGCATCAAAGACCACCTGCCCAAGGCTACGGGCTGGCGAGTGATCGTTCTCCCCTACCGTGGCGCACGCAAAACCAAGGGCGGCATTGAATTGGCCGACCAAACCCTTGAGCGTCAACAACTCACAACGACCTGTGCCTATGTTTTGGCCGTAGGCCCCTTGGCCTACAAGGACGAAGCCAAGTTTCCCACCGGCCCTTGGTGCAAGGAGGGGGATTGGATCATTTTTGGCCGCTACGCGGGTGCGCGTATGGCCATTGACGGCGGCGAGATTCGGATTCTGAACGATGACGAAATCTTGGCCACGATAAGCGACCCAGAAGACATTCTGCACATGTGAGGTAACCAATGGCAACAGCAACAGTACCTGATACCCAGTTGGAGTTCGATCTCGGCGAGAACGAAGTCGCAACCGACATCTCTATCAACGAAGAAGGCAAGGCAGAAGTCCAAGAAGCAGCCCCAGAAGCTTCTGACCCTGCTTCAAACCGCGAAGAGCTGGAGACCATCAGCGATAACGTCCAAAAACGTATCGCCAAGCTCACCGCCCGCATGCGCGAAGCCGAGCGTCGCGAGCAAGCTGCCATTGAGTATGCCAAGGGCCTGCAAACACAGACCCAGACGCTCCAGCAAAAGCTTGTCAACACCGATTACAGCCGCCTGAACGAAGCCAAGACCCGTCTGGAAACACAGCAGACAACCCTCAAGGCCATCATTCGTAAAGCACGCGAAGAAGGCGACATTGATACGGAAACTGAAGCGCAACAGCGTCTCACAGACCTTATCTATGAGCAGCGCCAAGTCGCAGGTTGGCTGCAAGACCAACAACAGCAGGTTGAGACTTACAAGAAGGCTCCCTCGCCTCAGCAGGCTCCTCAACAGCAAGCCTACCAGCAGCCTGCTCCACAACAACCTCGTCCAAGCCCTCAAGCAGAGGAATGGGCGGAGCGTAATCCTTGGTTTGGCCAAGACCGCGTCATGACTTACGCAGCATGGGGTATCCATGAGACATTGGTAAGTCAAGAGGGTATTGACCCCAATTCCGATGAATACTATACTGAACTGGATCGTAGACTCGTTGAAGAGTTTCCGAACAAGTTCCAGAACCGTAGTTCTGCCCAACAACCCATCAGACAACAGCGTTCCGCACCCGCTGTTGCACCTGCCTCCCGTAGTTCGGGGATCAACAACGTGCGCCGTACTGTCCGGCTTTCGCCGAGTCAGGTTGCCATTGCAAAGAAATTGGGTGTTCCGATTGAGGAATACGCCAAGTACGTCAAGGAGTGAACATGAGCAAAGAGCAAATCACCATCGATAGAGCTTCCCGTGCGGCTTCAACCCGCGAAAAGGAAGAGCGTCGCAAGCCATGGAAACCACCTTCACGCTTGGATACACCGCCACCCCCTGAAGGGTATGGATACCGTTGGATTCGTGCAGAAGTCAACGGTTTCAGCGATAAGCAGAACGTCTACAGCAGTTTGCGCGAAGGTTATGAGCTTGTGCGACTGGAAGAGGTTCCTGAGGAGTATCGCGACATGTTGCCAACCATTGAGGAAGGTAAACATGCCGGAGTGATTTCAGTCGGAGGCTTGCTTCTGGCCAAAATCCCTAAAGAGACTGCCGAAGAAAGAAATGCTTATTTCCGACAGAAGGCGCGGGACCAGATGACAGCAGTGGATAACGAGATGATGCGAGAAAACGCTCACTCTACAATGCGCATTGAGAACCCCGAGAGAAGTTCAAGGACGACTTTCGGACCCCGGGCGTAATCCCGGTATCCACAACCTTTTAGGAGCTTCAAATGGCAAATACAAATAAGCCTTTTGGTCTGCGTCCGCTTGGTAACTTGTCTGCTACTGGTGCCCAGAAGCAGTATGGCTATCAAATCGCGGATAACCAGTCCGGAGCCATCTATCAAGGCGACCTCGTTGTCGTCTATGATGGCTACATCATCAAGTACGACGCTTCCACGCATGCTGCCCCCACAGGCGTATTCAATGGTTGCCAGTACAACGACCCAACCCGTTCGGGCAAACCGACATGGAAAAATTACTACCCCGGTAGTGTGGACATTACATCTGGCACCATTGATTGCGAAGTGATCGATGACTCAAACCAGTTGTTCTTGGTCCAAGCTGATGGTGCAGTAACTCAAGCCAACATTGGCAAGAACGCTGACCCAACAGCCTCTACCACAGGAAGCACCACCACAGGTATTTCCAACGGTAGCCTCAGTTCCTCTTCGATCGCAAAGACTGCTGCATTGACTTTCAAGATTGTTGGCTTGTCCACCACTCCTGATAATGCACTGGGCACTTATGCACAAGTGGTTGTGAAACTTAATCAACACCAGTACGGTAGCGTCGGTGTTGCATCTGACGGAGCTTAATCATGGCAATTACACGTTCACAACTCGTTAAGGAACTTGAGCCGGGCCTGAATGCCTTGTTTGGCATGGAATACAACCGCTATGAGAACGAACACGAAGAGATTTTCGACATCGAAACCTCTGACCGTGCGTTTGAAGAAGAGGTGATGTTGACCGGTTTTGGCACTGCC